TCTTTCCACACTCTCTCAGGTATGTCCTTCATAATCAAGTATTCTATTGCCTGTTTCTCTGTCATTGATTCTACTGGCTTTGTATTATGGAGTAAATACCCTCGTGTATGCTTTACAAAGTCTGGTTGTGCTTCGTCTTTCTTGAGTTCCCAATAGACCCACACAGGTGGTAGTATGCCACCATTCAATGCACACGCCATCCAGTTAGGGTCAGGGTGTGTAATCTTTGCAGGTTCATCTAAGTTGTCAGGGTCTTCCCATACAATGCAATACTCACTTCTGTATGGCTCTAGGTTTTCTTTTGCCCACCCTAGTCTATCCCATAAATGTGTTCCTTGAAATTCTGGTGTCATGCTAAGTCTCCGTGAATTACAAAGGACATAAAACTATGGTCAGTAGCAGAATTAGACCCATCAAAACTTCTGGTATCATAGCGAGAAGTGGTACTCCCACTTGAAGTACCTCTTACTGTAGCTCCTGCCACAGCAGCGTTTATTTGGGAAGCAACACCCACTTGATGAGAAACTTCCGTTAAAGCGTTTGTAAAATCAAATAAACCACTTCCTGTTGTTGTATCTGTCCAAGAAGATGTATTTAAACTTGTTGAAAGTAAAGTTTCATTATCTGCTATACTACAAAATATTTTAGCCAAACCATCTTGCACATTCGTAGTGGTGACATTCCCTGCACCTGCAACAATAGTGATGCTGTTCTTTGCGTCCATTCCTTCTAGGGCATTTGTTCTTAGTGTACTCATGCCAAGTCTCCATGAATAGTAGCTGTGTGAGTTTGGTCTGTGGCACTGTTTGTTCTAGCATTGCTCGTTTCTATAGCCATAGTATCTGCAGCATCTCTTGAACTGTTTCTACGAGCAGTTCTATCATTCGTACCACTAACAACAGATGTTGGTTGTGAATAGTTTGCACTATCCATAGATGCTGTTAAGGCATAAGAATAATCCCCTGTATCATGGTCTGTTCCAGTGCTTATGTTAAAACTTTTATTTAAAGCAACGTTAGTTGAACCTTCAACGTAAACCTTTGCCAACCCCTGCTGTAAGTTGGTGGTAGTAGAACCCCCCTCTCCTGTGACGGCAATAGACCCTGCTGTTGTTGTGCCTGTGAGTGTGTTTGTTTTGAGTGTTGCCATTGTTTATTCTATGTAGCGTGTACAAGTTTTGCAAAGAAAAATGATTTTGGAGCAGAAGCATCATGGAGTGTTGAAGCTTCATCAGCTTTAAAATATATCTCTATATAATCACTACTTCCATTCATTTCTATAAGCCCTGTTGGTATAGGATAACTACCATTACTAATTGTATCTGATTGATGATTAAATTGACCCCTTAACATATCTGTTCCATCATTCGTGTCAAAGCCATTTTTGCTAACAGCAATCGATATGAAGTTAACAATAGTGGCAAGATTTGCACGAAGAGTACCACCAACCAAATAATATCCTGCTACCGTGGGTGTATACCTATGATTAGATGCACTCCAACCACTAAGCGTATCTAATTCAACAGTTTCCCATTCTACCTTTGTATCAGTTGAAGCACTGACAGATTGGTCTGTATTTGTTGCATTGACTTGTAAAATAGGTATTTTTGGAAGAATAAGACCACTACTATTCACAGTCATTGCTGTATTGCCATTCGTATGCTTTATATTTTGTACTAGAATATTGCTCATAGTATTGCTACGTTTCCTCCAGAGTTAATCGTTAGTGTGATACCACTTGCTATGGTCAGAGGTCCTGTGACGTTAGCGTTTTCTGTAGCTTCTATTGTTGTGCTTACATCGAGTGTCTGAGCATTGGTTCTAAACATACCACCATTCTTAAACGTGCCTTTGTTCTGTGTGGGTATGGTAATACTTGTATCCGTTGCCCCAAGATAGATAACAAAAATGTTTCCTGTACCCGTTGAGGGAGCTTCTGTAAATGTAAGGCTTGTGCCATTAGGCACTGTAAATGCGTCTACACTCTCTTGTATTACACCGTCAACGCTTACTACGATATCCTCTTGAGCTACAGTCTGGTTTAACGTAAAGACCGTTGTAGAGTTATCTCCGTTAAACTCCTGCGTAGCAGGTCTTGATGAAAAACTAGAACCAACTTGACTACCAATGTATGGCATAACTCCTCCTATGTGCTAATGGCATCCACCACAGAAACCCAAACATCTGCACTGCTTGCCGTATTGCTTTTTACTTTTAGTGCATCACCAGACTGCATTACAACCTTTGCTCCACCGTCTAATATTTGTAGTGCTGATCCCGCAGGTATGGGTGCATCCTTAATTAGATGAATATCATTAGAACTATCGTTTATGTATACCTCTACTGTAATCTGCGAGGAGGTTACGTTTGCTACCATGATTCCAACTATAGCGTCATCTGAGTTTGCTGTTCGTAAAGTTACGGCACTTGTGCCTACACCGTTGGCTGTATTTCGTTCAAAATCTTGTGCCATATATTCTCCTTTACAATGCTATCGCCATTGCTGTGGCAAAGCCTTTACTCGCTGAGTCTGCCGATGCGTAGGTTTTAACATCAGAAGCAGGGACAGATTTCATCGTGCCACCATCATTAACAATTATACCGTCACTGTCAGCTATTGTTATAGAGCTACCTACAGATGTATCACCGTCTATTAAATTTAACTCTGCTGCTGTAGCATCAACGGCAGCAAGTTTAGTAAAATCAGCCTGTACTAATCCTGATACACCATCCAGTAAATTTAACTCCTCTGGTGTTGATGTGATCTGCGTGGTGCTAGCTGCTGCAAGAACGGGCAAAGTGCCTGATTGGTTAGGCAGACTTATTGTTCTATCGGCTGTAGGATCAACCGTTGTAAGTGTTGTCTCGTGTGCGTCAGGGGTAGCTCCCTCGAACACAAAAGCATTCTGAATGTTTATAGTTGTACTGTCTACTGTTGTGGTTGTACCACTTACTGTCAAATTACCTGTTACTGTAAGGTTATCGTTCACAGTTGTCTCTGAGGTGGTATGACCGATAGATATAGCCGTTCCTGATACGCCTGTGCCTACCGCTACAGACTCACCACCATCCCCAGTATCCACAACGAGGTAATTATCTGACCCTTGCTTTATTGTAAACGCTGTAGCTGAGTTGTCGGACACCGCTACATTTATATCTGTCCCGTCTGGACTTATAGAGTCTACAGCTATGTCGCCAACGTTTGTGATATTGTTGTCGCCAAAACTTACGTTGTCGCCAAAGGTTTTGTTTGTCAGTGTAGCCGTAGATGCTGTTGATACTAGTCGAGCATCACCACCTGTGCTTGGTAATGTTAGCGTGTTATTGGCACTTTCTGAATGAGGTGCTGCCGTTACTATCTGACCATGACTATTGTTCTCACAGTTAAACTGTATGGCTCCTTGGTTTGTGTTACCTTTTACTGTAACATGTCCTGTTCCGTTTGGAGCTAACTCTAAATCTGCATTTGACGTGGTAACAATATCGTTGCCATTCAAGTCCAAATTTCCCCCCAACTGAGGACTTGTGTCGTTTACTACATCTACGCCTGTGAGGGATGCACCACTTCCACTAAAAGCTGTAGCTGTTACTGTGCCTCCGATGGAAACATTGTTGCTACCATCTTCCACCACCATCTTACTAGCAGGTATAGTTATAAACACTTCTTTAGTGCCTGCCCCAAAATTTACTAGATTGTTGCTATTAGAACTTGCTATGACTGATCGTGCTAATGTTGTACCAGAAGCTGTAAATGTTCCTAGACCAACCTCAAAAGCATTGTTAGTGCTATCTACAATAGCATAGTACGTGGTGTCAGAATTGGATAAATTAGCGGTGAAAGTTTCAAAGTTAGTAACTGCCCCTGCGAGCGTTATAGTCCCTGTGCCTGTTGTGGTTGTAGTTTCTTTTACTCTATCTGCAATTACAAATGCCATTATGCTATCCTTATCAGTGCATTGCTCGCATCGTTAGTTGGAAAGTTTATTTGGAACGTGCCACTTGATGCTGATTTATCTGCCCCAAAATCTAACACACATACAGCTTTATTAGAGTCACTTGAGTTGTAAATCAACGCTCCTCTTGCGGTCAAAGTAACACTAGAAAATGTTAAAGTGCTAAACTGTGTTGTAGCTGTTGATGTGGATTTCAACGATGGATCAACTCGTGTTAACGTGCCACCACCCTGACTATAATCTCCTGTGGCAGATATTTCATTTGACGCTGATGTGCTGTACGTTGTGACTGTAGCATCCATAGTGCTACTACTTCCTCCTAGATTATCATTACCCGCCTGGGAGTTTGTATACATGGCAAACTTAAAAGTATCTCCTCCACTATTTTTGAAGTTATGTACCCCTTCTAGTAACTCTTGCTTGAATGAATTACATAATGCGTTGCCTGAAAAAGCCATTATATTCTCCTTATATGTTCTGCGAGTTTATCGTACCCTGCGTCTTTTATTGCATTATATATTGTTACTCTATCATGTTTTATAGCTTGTTTCATATACTCTAATATAACACGCTCTAAATGACCACGAAATGCTTGCGCTTGATCTTTTATGGCAGGTGGTGCTGTATCACTTACAGCTATTATCTTATCTAAACATAACGCTGTCACTTCTTCAGGAGTCAAACCTCTATTGTCCGTGGTTATAACATCCACACTAAAGTTTTCTCCCATTTTTATTGCGTTTGTTAACATTAACTAACCTCTACCTTATACGTTCCAGATCTGTAGTTATCTGTAACATTTCTACCCTCATATGCGTTTTTAAGCAATGTAATTGATTGTAAGTATAGTTTCTCGTAATTTTGTATAACATCTGGCTCTTGTTTTTGAAACCGTACAGCTTCTATCAACGCTCCATTTAACAAGGCTGAATCAAAGTCATCACCCAAAAAAGTGTTAGTAGCTGTAACAATAGATGTTGGATAGTGACCATAGTAAAGTTCTACATTATATGCAGCATCAGGTGTAGGTCCTAATATGAAAAATCCATCTGACCACTGTGAATAATGCTTTGGTGTGCCTGTTGTAGTGGGGTTTGGGTATGCCTCACGCATAAAGTTAACGTCTTTATATAATAGAAAAGAATATACGTTACCTGCCGTAGTGTATATAGCCATGCTGTATGCGTATAAAAAGTCCCCAGGTAAGGCTAAATATCTATTGCTGGATGTAGTTGTGGCAGACACATTCTTGCGTAACGCAGGTATCTGAACAGTGTTGTATATCTTCTGTTCTGCTTGTTGTATAAACATATTTACCTGTGCGTCTGTAAACGTCGTTTCACATATGTCCGCTATGTTTGTTTTTAATTCTGTATAATTCATGTTGTCACCGTTACCGATCCTACACCACTAATCATTTTTAAACTACTACTCTTACTTAGTCCATAGTTGTTCTGCCCATCACCTACAGGATTCCAACCCCACGCATAGTTTCTACTTTGTTCGTACCCTGCAAAATCAGGACGTGGGTCACGTATCGCCTGGGGGTCACGCACAGGATATAACCCTTGTTTGTTTTGTGGATGGTCGGGACTAAAGCATTGTGGGCATGCTTTAATGTTTGTATCTCTACCTCTGGTAATTATGTTTCGTAACTCACGTAGTTTAAAACGAAACCCGCAAATGTCACATTCAGCTATTGCCTTTCTGCTGGATGCAAATGCCACTAGATCCTCCCTACTCGTGGTACGAAACGTTCAGATACTTTCTCTCTGTCTTCACCAGCAGCGAGATTATACTGTTCGTCGTAGTCAGCCTTCAACATCTGTACCCTGCCCGATAGTTCAGGTGTTTTCATAGCTATATTATACGCCAACCCTGCCACTAGACAAGGCAAGAATCTGAAGTTCATGTCCGCTGTTTCTATGCCATTTCCTGCATCTTCTATACGTCGTAGTCGCCAGTATACAAAACTGTAGGACTTGTCAGGCACGGGCCATAGATTTATTCGTGGTGCATCACGTAGTCTTTCAACCCATACTTGAATAGGTCTACCGCGTATTAACTTGTTAGGGATAGATGCGAAGGTAGTCACACCAATACGACTTATGGTGAGATCAGATTGTGTAGATCCTCCGTCACCATACTGACCTCCAGAACCGCTATCGCCTGTCCGTATAACTTGATCTAGTAGGTCAATAGTATCTGCAGTAAGTGTGTATTGTGCTGTACCTGCTGTAACAGCTTGTGTTGCACTGTCTATTGTCCAAAGGTTCAAACCTCTGTTTTGCCACTCTATGGTCAACAAGTTCATGGATCTACGGGCAGTTCTTAGGTCATACCCAGAACGCATTTCACGACCTGCACGTTCCCACGCTTCTTCAGCGATCTCCGTGAAGTCCATGTTGAATGCTGTAGTACCCGATGTAGTCATAATTAACCCTCGTCAGCAAAATAAGCGTCTACTTCTTTTAATAACTCACCTTTTGATTTACGTCTGTCTAACTCCACACCATGCTCACGCATCATGGCTTCTAGTTCTAGCTTTGTCATAGACTTGTAGTCAGGAGAGTCGTCAGATACTGTTTCTTGTACAGGCTCCACAGTCGTGCCTCTCATAGACTTTAGTCTTGCTTCAGCTTCTTCTTTTGTCATCGGGTCAAACACAACAGTGGTGTGTGTCCCGTCGCTATTCTTTTCTGCTATTTGGTACACAGGTTCTCCTGTTGCAAACGTACCATTCTGTATAAGCTCCATGTTGCCTCCTATATATACTGCGTTTGTTTACGCCTACCCTCCATGATAGCACCGCAACCTCGTGCGATACCACGCCTTCTTCGGGCAAGACCTCCACCGCTAAGTTTTACTGTAGCAGGTTTAGTATTTTTTACTACAGTTTTCCCTTTTGCGCCTTCTCGCTTCTTTTTCTTGGCTGTAGTGGCTCGTTGGCTCTGAGACAGACTCCTAGCCTTTGCGGCAGGTAAGCATCTATCAGGATTCTTTTTATCCTTAGATGTACCGCAAGGACCTTTGATCTTTCCGTCTGTCCCTATACGAACCCACTTCTGATCTAACCACTTCTTAAGTTCACCCATTACTTCTTCTTTTTCTTTTTACCTTTTGCACCCTTTGCGTAGTTAGGGTCTTTACAGTATTTAGAAGCCGCAAGGTTGGCGTACGCTGAAGGGTATGTATCGAAGGTACGTTTTGCCCACGCCTTACCAGCAGGACAAATCTTACCCCCTTTTTTGTAATACCTACGTAACGCCATGATTTACACCATTTTCGCTGGTCTTACACCTTTTCGTGCTATACCTGCGCCTCTTACCTTGGCTTTCTTCTTACCGCCTTTAGCACCGCCTTTGACCATCTTGCCTTTAGCCATCATCTTCTTGACCATCTTACCACCAGCCATTTTCTTGATAGCTCCGCCTTTGGCCTTAAACCCCATGTTATTTCTAACATCTGTAGATAACATGCTTAAACCTTTACCCTTGTTACCAGCGGGTACGTCTTTTAGGACTGTTTTACCTTTAGAGTAACCCTTCTTAGTTTTACCTCCAGCCATCATCTTCTTGACCATTTTACCAGCAGCATAGCCCTTTTTAACCATTTTACCACCAGCCATCATCTTCTTCTTGACCATTTTACCGCCAGCCATTTTACCCTTGCCATCTGCTGCAAACTCAGGAACCATTTTCCCTGTTTTTGGGTCTTTCACCATCTTCATCTTATTCGTCTTCGTCATCTTCTTGCTCCTTATATAGGTTATTAAAAACACGCTGGGTATCCCAAACGTATTCGTGGTTCTGTTTAGAATGAAAAGTATGTTGATTCGGTCTGAAGTCTGGTGCGCCTTGACCAGTCTCAAACCACGCAGGGTGTGTGACACGAACCCGATTGTTAGGCAACGCTACTATGTTACCTGTATACTCTCCTGCATCTAACAGTTCAAGAACATGACTCTGTTTGTGTTGGGCAGGATCGTCCGCTACTTCACTGTTTGTATAGTCCACAGTAAAGTAGTATTTCGCAGGATAGAACTCTCCGTCTACCTTGGCTATCCAAGGAGCAGGTGTAGCTCTATTCAATACGTAAACTGAGTGATCGTGAGACATGCAATCCCACGGTTGTGTTACATAGGTCGGCATCTCTGTGGGCCACTCTTCATAACTGGTATCAGCAACCAACGCTGTTATGGGCATC